CCACTTTTGTATCCATCAGTATTGTATAGAGTTGGCACAGAATACAATCAAGCATACGTTCTAATTGAAATTAATTCTTCAGAACAAGTCGCAGAAATTCTTTATGGCGAGTATGAATATGAAAACATCATCCCTGTTAGCAGAACACCTCAGGGACAAATTGTCAATGGAGGTTTTGGTGGTGGTAAGACACAGCTAGGTGTTATTACAGATAAAAAAGTAAAACGCATTGGTTGTTCTAACTTCAAGTCTATGGTCGAAGAGAAAAAACTTATCATTACGGATGCGGATACTATAGCAGAAATTTCAACATTCATCGAAAGAAAAAATAGTTATTCTGCTGATGAAGGATATCACGATGACTTGGTTATGCCTTTAGTGTTATTTTCGTGGTTGACAACAAACTCATATTTTAAGGAGTTGACAAACATTAATATTAGAAAAGAATTGTACGAAGCCAGAATCAAAATGATTGAGGAGGAAATCACTCCTTTTGGCTTTATAAATAATGGCGAAGAAGAAAATCAATTAGTCGATGTAAGTGGACAGGTCTGGCAGGTAGAGAATTATCACAAATCTGATTTTTTATAAATAAATTAAACAAACCTAACACCAAAACATCATTATAACAAGGAGAATTCAATGGCTATAAGTCTAATTTCACCAGGAATCAAGATTACCGAAACAGATTTGGTATCTTCCTCACAGTCAGTATCTTCAACATCTGGCGGTTTTTCCGGTCAGTTCCGTTGGGGTCCTATCGACAAAGCAGTACAAGTTACAAACGAAACTGATTTAGTTCAAAAGTTTGGTAAGCCAAATGCAACTAACGTTGTTGACTTTTTGTCAGCCGCTAACTTTTTGGGTTATTCTGGCTCATTGTTTGTTGTTCGTAGCGCAAACACAGCTTTGAATGCTACAGCAGAAGCAACAACAGGCTCTGGCACAGCAGGTACTGGTACATCTATTAAGAACGATGACGTATATATTAACACAGCATCTTGGAACGTTGGTCCATGGGCGGCTCGTTACTCTGGCGCATTAGGAAATGCAATTAAAGTTTCTGTTTGCCCAAGCGCAAACGCATACTCTAATACATTGACTGGAACATTTACTGTAACAGCAGGTTCTACAACAGTTACTGGTTCTGGTACTGCCGCAAACACACAACTACAAGTTGGCGATTTCATTGTATTGTCTGGTCGTTCAACTAAAGTTGTTGCAATTGCCAATGCAACATCATTAACATTAGAGTCTGCACACTTAACTGGTGCATCTGGTGTTACAGCAACACGCCGTTGGGAATTCTTTGGTGAGTTTGATTCTGCACCAGGAACATCTACAAACGGTGCCGCATTGGGTGCATCTAATGATGAATTGCACGTTGTTGTTCAAGACAGAACAGGCGATATCACTGGTACAGCAAATACAGTTTTAGAGAAATTTGGTTACCTTTCTAAAGGTTCTGACGCTAAAGCAGACACTGGTGGTTCCAACTACTACAAAAATGCTATCAACGACCGTTCTAACTACGTTTGGTGGGCTGCCCACGACAATGCTGGTTCTAATTGGGGTAACACATTATCTAGCACAGCATACACAGCAGTAAACACACCTAAGACATATTCCTTAGCTGGTGGTTCTGATGGTAACGCATTGACAGATGGAGATAGAGCAACATCTTATGTCTTACTTGGTAACAAGCAAGAAGTTCCAGCATCTATTATCGTAGCTGGTCAAGCATCTGCTACAGTAGCAAACAGAATTATCGCTGACGTTGCTGAAGCTAGAAAAGACGTTGTTGTTTGTGTTTCTCCATTGAGAGCAAACGTTGTTAACAATGCTGGTTCTGAAGCATCTGCTATTGGCACATGGGCAGATACAGTTTCTCGTTCTACATATGCAGTTGCAGACAGCGGTTGGAAATATCAGTACGACAAATACAATGACACATACGTTTATGTTCCATTGAATGCTGACACAGCAGGTTGCATGGCACGTAACGATTTGAATCGTGAACCATGGTTGTCTCCAGCAGGCTTCCAAAATGGTCGTATTCAAAACTTAGTTCGTTTAGCCTACAATCCAACGCAAGCTGACAGAGATACATTGTACAAAGCCGCAATCAATCCAGTTATTACACAAGTTGGTCGTGGTACAATTTTATTTGGTGACAAGACATTTACATTGAAAAATACTTCAATGAATCGTGTTAACGTTCGTAGATTGTTTATCGAATTGCAAAAGACAATTGGCCAAGCCGCAGACAATGTATTGTTTGACCAAAACGATGCGACAACAAGAAGTGGTTTCGTAAGTCTAGTTATTCCTTACTTGAGAAGCGTTCAGTCTAGAAGAGGTATTACAGCATTCAGAGTTGTTTGTGACGCAACAAATAATCCAGAAGATGTAGTAAATTCTAACGAATTTGTTTGCGATATTTTCGTACAACCAATCCGTTCTGTTAACTTCATTCAACTTAACTTTGTCTCTGTAAGAGGTACCGCTACATTTGCTGAAATTGCCGCATAAATACTAGAGAATAAAAAAGGAGAATTATATGGCAATTACAACAATCGACAATTTGAAACTCGCCCTTAATACAGGCGCCCGTTCAAATTTGTTTAGAGTTACGTTATCTGGATTTTACAGTTCAACTACGACTAGAGATGAAGAATTCACCTACTTGTGCAAGGCGGCTCAGTTGCCTGGTTCTACAGTAGGTGTTATCGAAGTTCCATTTGCAGCCGGCAGAAGATTTAAAGCGGCTGGAGACAGAACATTCGCTGACTGGACAACAACAGTTATCAACGACTCTAATCATACAATTAGAGAAGCGTTAGAAAGTTTACAACAAGTATATGGTACAACGGACTACAACTCAACATCATCTAAAACATTTACTGGAGGAGATGCATCACAATTCTCCACAATTTTAGTTGAACAGCTTAATCAGTCGGGTGACGTAGTTTATGGATACACGCTAGAAAACTGCTGGCCTAGTGATATCAGTACTATTGACTTATCGTATGACTCTACAGATACGCTTGAAGAGTTTACTGTAACTTGGTCTTACGACTACTTTACATTCGAATAAGGAATAAAAAATGGCAACCGAAAATTTTTTCAATATTAACACATTTAGACAAAAACTAAATGGTGGTTCAAAAGCAAATTTATTCCAAATTTTAATTGAACCTGATGAGACTATCACAGGTGTTGATTTGTCTGATACTTCCATTCTATGTAAGTCTGGTGCTATTCCAGCATTTACGTTGGGTGTGATTGAAGTTCCATTCAGAGGAAGACGCATTAAGATTCCTGGTGATAGAACATATGCAGATTGGACGGCAACAATTGTTAATGATGACGCACAAAACATCCGTAAATCTTTTGACAATTGGATGAAATACATTAATGATCCTAATGGTGAGAATTCATTAACTGAAAGAGCGGCAGATGATTCATATCGTTGCAAGATTACAGTTCAACAATTAAGACCCGATGGCGGTATTGCTAGAGTATATGAGTTGTACGATGCATTCCCGACCGATGTTTCTGCTATCGACTTGTCTTACGACACTACAGATGCAGTTCAAGAGTTTACTGTTACATTTCAGTATCACTATTTGGATGTTGGCGCTACTTCTGTGGCGGGTACCGATGCCCCAAAACCTGGCGCCAGTACGTCTAGCGAGTCTTCTGCAAAGAAAAAAGAAAACGCTTAAATAATGAATTTTACGCAACATAAATAATTGCGTAATAGTTGTCAAACAATGGGGGCTATTACGCCCCCATTTCTTTTTAGAGAGACTCAAATATGGCGATAAAACTTTTTGGATATAAAATTGGTAAGGATGATGTTGAATCAGAACAGTTAAAATCGTTTGTCACACCTACCGATGATGATGCGGCAGTATCAATTTCTGGTGGTGGTGTATACGGTACATACATGGACCTTGAAGGGCAGATTAGAAGCGATGCTGACTTAATTAAAAAATATCGTGAGATGGCACTTCAGCCAGAATGCGATGCGGCAATCGAAGACATTGTGAATGAAGCACTAGTCTTTGAAGATGGTGACTATCCAGTTCAAATCATTCTAGATAAACTTCAACAGCCCGAATCAATTAAGAAAATGATTCGTGATGAGTTCTACTATGTAATGAAACTACTCGACTTCAACAATCAAGGCTACGATATTTTCCGTAGATGGTATGTTGATGGACGATTGTACTATCACATGTTGATTGACGATAAGAATCCTAGAGCAGGATTGAAAGAAGTTCGTTACATTGACCCACGTAAGATTCGTAAAGTTCGTGAAGATAAGAAGCAACCTAATAATCCAGGAATAGCAAATACGACACAAAAATATCACGAATACTTTATGTACTCGGATAAAGGATTTTCTAGAGATGGCACACAAGGTATTAAGATTGCAGTAGATGCAGTCTGCTATGCAAACTCTGGCATCACAGACAAAGATGGTAAGATTATTGTTTCACATCTACACAAAGCAATCAAGCCACTCAATCAATTACGTATGCTTGAAGATGCAACAGTCATCTATCGTATTTCAAGAGCACCAGAACGTAGAATCTTTTACATTGACGTAGGTAACTTGCCTAAGATGAAGGCAGAACAGTACTTACGTGAAATCATGCAGAAGTATAAAAACAAACTAGTGTATGATGCAAACACTGGTGAGATTCGTGACGATAGACGATATCAAACAATGCTTGAAGACTTTTGGTTGCCACGTAGAGAAGGTGGTAAAGGTACAGAGATTACTACACTATCAGGTGGACAGAATCTCGGCGAGATTGATGACGTATTGTACTTTCAAAAGAAAATGTTCAAGTCATTGAACGTTCCAGTTTCACGTTTAGAAGCTGACACAGGATTCTCTTTAGGTCGTGCTTCTGAAATCACTAGAGATGAATTGAAGTTTGGTAAATTCATTTCACGTTTACGTTTAAGATTCTCTATTCTATTTGATAAGATGCTTGAGACACAGCTTCTTCTTAAAGGCGTTTGCACTCGCAAAGAGTGGGAACAAATGAAAGAAGAAATCAGCTATGACTATCAATCAGACGCACACTTTGCAGAATTAAAGAACACCGAAATTATGAAAGAGCGTTTAGCTATTCTTTCAGATATTGATGGTTATGTCGGAAAATACTTCTCTGTAAATTATATCAGAACAAACATACTACATCAGAGTGAAGATGATATTAAACAAATGGATGAAGAGATGGAAGAAGACAAAGCAAGAATGGATGAAGAAGGTATATCTCCAGAAGACTTACCGCCACCACCACCGCCCCCTCCACCGCCACAACAAGTTGTTGTTAGCGTGAAGAAAGAAGAAACT